TTGTGCCAAGGCTACAGCAGACAGTTTGATCTTCAAGTACTAGTGGCCCGCATATACAGTGGTTATGGTGCTTACGAACGCCCGCATAGATTATTTCCCACATTGTATCGTGCATTTTTTCAAGATCAACCTATGAAACTGTATGCAGGAGTGCATGACTTTATCTACATCAACGACTTTGTGCGTGGTATTGAACTGGCATTGAACAAACAGTGGCCCAAAGGTGAAATTATCAACTTTGGATCAGGACAACAATCAACCAATTTGGAAGTGCTCGAAGCCTGGCAACGAGTAACTGGTCGCACGGCCGCAGTTGAATATCACGATCACTTTTATAGACCGCATGATACCAAATTCTGGTGTTGTGATACAGCATACGCAGAAACAGAATACGGATTTCAAACAGAATACAACCTAGAACAAGGCATTGAAGATATGATAAGGAAATTAACATGATACCATTTGGCGAAGACGAAGGCGTAAAGATAGATGTAGCACACGCAGAACTATTGCGTGGACTAATTATGAGTCACAAACCCCAGACCATACTGGAACTGGGCGTGGGTGGTGGACAAGGCACTGATGCCATGTTGTCTGCATTGGAATACAATCAACAGCCATACGACTACACACTGGTGGATAACTGGAACGACTTTGGGTTTACAGAACCTCCAGCAGTTCGCGAACGCTACGGCAGCAGAATACAGATTGTCACATCAGGCGAACAAGAATTTGTGTTTGGTTGTGACCAGAAGTTTGATTTTATCATGAGCGATGCAGACCACCACAGAACAGATCAATGGTTTGAACATGTGTATCAAAACCTATTGAACCCCAATGGCATATTGATTTATCACGATGTCAACTTGGTTGATGCAGATGCATTTCATAATTTGGCCACAATCTATCGCAGATGTCAGGAATATGTGTTGCCGCACATGCTGTTCAATCGCAACAGCAGAACTGATGAGCGTTGCCAACGCGGACTATTGGTCATATTCAAACACGGGGAATAATCAGTTATGATGTGCTATCCAGGTTACGAATTGTTTACAATGACCTTGCATCGCGATTCTCGCAATTATCTTGAAATTGGAGTATTTGAAGGTGATGGTCTAAAACATTTGGCTGCCGCGGCTCCCCACAAAAGTATTTTTGGTGTAGATCCCTTTGTTGAAGATGGGTTTACTGCACATACCAGTGGTGAGAGTCAAAACGATCGCATGAGTCAAATTGAAATTACCGCCAACAACAACATCAAAGATTCAACAAATGCTGTGTTGTTTACCATGACCAGCCAAGAATTTGCAGACATGTTAACAGATGAAATGGTTGAAATGATGGATATTGGTCATATTTTGATTGATGGCAGTCATCATTATGAAGATGTTCGAGTTGACTATGAATTGGCCATGCGACTACTGAACCAGCGACCTGGCATTATTGTGTTTGATGATGTGAATCTCGAAGGTGTGAAACAAGCACATGACGAATTTATCAACAAGTATTCTGCAAAAATAGATAAAACCATTGATATATACACAAGAGAACCTGGGCATATATTTGCTCATTTTTTAAACGGACATCCAGATGCAAATTTCTACCACAGCCAGACGAATCCTTGAAATAACATACCAAGAGCGCATGAGCCACCTCAGCAGTTGTTTGAGTGCGGCTCCCATCATCGATGAAATCTTTGCCGTCAAACGGGATGATGAAGTGTTCATTCTCAGCAATGGACACGCCGGCCTTGCACTATATTGTAAACTAGAGGAATTATATGGAATTGACCCCGTCGCACTACTACACAAACATGGTATTCACCCTAGTAGGGACCTGCCTAACCATTTGCATTGTAGCACAGGCAGTCTTGGATCTGGGTTACCTATAGCAGTGGGTCATGCCCTGGCCCGCCCTGATAAAAATGTCTACTGCATGATTTCAGATGGTGAATGTGCAGAAGGATCCATATGGGAAAGTCTGCGTTACATACACGAAGCCAGGTTGCATAATCTACATGTTTATGTCAACATCAATGGCATGGGTGCGTACGACATGATCAATACCAATTATCTAAAACAACGCTTGCTGGCATTTTTGCCCACCGTTAATATTCGCGAAAGCGAGCCAACCCGATTGCCATTTGTGGAAGGCCTACAAAGCCACTACTATGTAATGACCAAGGAAGACTATGAGACGACACTTCGCTAAACTACTACATGCCGAAATGGCCACCAACCCTGCGGTGAGATTGGTCACTGCTGATCTGGGGTATGGTGTATTGGATCAAGTGCGTGAGAGCTACCCTGACCGCAGTTACAATGTTGGTGCCGCGGAACAACTCATGATTGGTGTGGCCATTGGTATGGCCAACGAAGGCTTGACGCCTTTCTGCTACAGCATGAGCAGTTTTGTGTTGTACCGACCGTTTGAGTTTTTACGCAACTACTTGAACCACGAAGGCACCGCAGTTAAACTGATTGGTTCGGGCCGCGATCGCGACTATGAACACGATGGCATCAGTCATTGGGCCCACGATGATGAAGCTGTGTTGGCCAGCTTGCCCAACATTCAAATTTACAAGCCAGCAACCATTGCTGAACTTGATGCCATATGGCCCGAGTTTGTCAGCAATCAACAACCTTGTTATCTCAATTTGGTTAGAAAGGTCTAACATGAACTTCCGCAGATGGTGTACTGAAAAATGGTATGAACATTGTGCGGAAGTAGAAGCCTGGACCGGATATAGCCCCCAGTACCTAAGTGCTGAATATTTCAGCAAATACAAATGGTGGCTTCGTAGACAATATAAATCCGAAACTGTTGACTGAAACGGCATTCTATTCTACAATAGATGCAATGTTAAAACAAATCTTTGGCTCGCTGATGTTAGTATTTGCCCAATCGGCCAATGCCAATGACTACTGGACAAGTTTATACCAAATGCCTGATCATATAGAGCACTCGTATGCAAGGGTGTTGGGCAATGGCGTAGTTGGCACTAGAGTTGAACAATATTGGTCCAATGGACGTATGACATTTACAGTAGAGTATTTCAATTGTAAAGATCAAACCTATCGCCTGGTTGGTAAGGCGTATTTTTACGATTCGGGCGAATTGGACTTCAAACACCGGCCCGAAGATACGCATTTTGCCCCGGCAGACACCAAATCTCGTAGTTTTGCATTTGCTTGTACAAGCCATTGGAGTGACTTGGTATTACTACAGTAAAAAGTACTACTTTTTAAACAGGCAAAAAGTAGTACTTTTTGTGGCTTTTAAGCAACAGTTATTTTGCCCCCGATTTGACCCAAAAAGGCATCTAATATACAATACATGTATTGAAGCTAATAAAGCACGGATTCAAAAATCCAGTTTTATTAGTTTTGACAAAAAAAGAAATCTATTATATAATACTTGTATTGTGTTTAAAAAGGAGCCAAAATTGAGTAACACATTTATCCGTATCAAAGCAGGTGCATATCGTAACTCCGACGTTAGCGGTATGGTTTTTCAACTAGTTCAGCAGTTCCGTAACGGTGCCAAAGGTGGATTCGTTACTGTTAAGAATAACGGGTCTTTTCCTGGTATGGCTGACGAAATTCGCATTAAGGTGGAAGGCGTGAGTGCATACGAATTTGTCACAGAAGGTAACACCGGTGTTGCAGAAGTTGAGCAGACTGCACGAGAGTCTAGCGAGTCTGACGAAGCAATTATTGCTCGTATTCGCGAGCGTTTTGAAATACTTGATGAAATGACCAAAGCCGCAACCAATGGCGACATCCGTGCCATGATTGTGTCAGGTCCTCCTGGAGTTGGCAAGAGCTACGGCGTTGAACAAATTGTTGAAAAGGCATGTTTGTTTGACCAAATTGCCGGCAAGCGTCTTCGTGCCGAAGTGGTCAAAGGTTCGGCTACCCCAATCGGCTTGTACCAGGCCCTGTACAAATATTCAGACACAAATTGTGTGTTGGTTTTTGATGACTGTGACAGCATCCTGCTTGATGATGTGTGTTTGAACTTGTTGAAAGGTGCATTAGACTCGGGCAAGAAACGCAAAATTTCATGGTTGAGCGAGAGTAGCACTCTGCGCCGTGAAGGCATTCCAGACAGTTTTGAGTTCAAAGGTTCGGTGATCTTTATCACAAACTTGAAGTTTGACAAGATGAAATCGCAAAAGTTGCGTGATCACTTGGATGCATTGCAAAGTCGCTGTCACTATCTTGACTTGACCTTAGACACCATGCGTGACAAGATCCTGCGTATCAAGCAGATTGCACAAGATGGTGCCTTGTTCCAAGACTATGACTTTGAGCAATGCGAGCAAGATGACATCATTGACTTCTTGAGTGAAAATGCCAACAACATGCGTGAGATGAGCTTGCGTATGGCCATCAAGATTGCTGACTTGCGTAAGAGCTTTCCGTTGCGTTGGAAAGACATGGCCCGTGTAACTTGTATGAAGGCGGCTTAATATGTATCGAGTATTTGATGGTGAACTATTTTTGTTTGAGTGTATTGCCGAAGAAGCTGACATGTATCGTGCAGAGGGTTACAGGGTAGTGCGATGAACGAGATATTGCTTGTAGCAATTTTGACTTTGCCAAACACCAATCATGTAGTGTATGAAGTGTTTGGAACTTTTACCAATCGTCGAGCATGTGAGATAGCGAGACGCCAACAAGGACAAGTAACACAGGCAGTCAAAACCGAATACATTTGCTTAAAAGCTGACAAGGATTAACTAGTTTTATACTACGGAATTTGGATGGCTCCTTGTCCGTAGTTTGGCCCCGAGTGGAAACATTCGGGGCTCTTTTCATTTGTGTTTCTGTAAATACTATGCTACAATAAACAATATGAATCAATTTGCAACAATCGAAGATTACATTGAGGTAATTGCTGGTGAGCGTGATCCTGCCACTGGCAAACTTGTGGGTGGGTGGCTCAACGATCCACTGATTAGTCTGGCCAGATATGATGTAACTGTGGTGTCTAAAATGTGCGAGCAGGTAATGATGGGAACAGCATTGACCGAACGACAGGCCACCCTTGCACAAAAATTGGTGCTGAACTATCGTAGACAGTTGGCACAAAAAGGTGTTGATGTTGCTCCGGCAGAAACGCCAGTCTTTCGTAAACCCTTGCGAGCAATGGACTACAGTTGCAGTTTAACAATAGTTGACGATGTGCTGTGTTTAAAGTTTCCCTATCAAACTAGTTTGATTGATCAATTGAGAACCTTTGCCAAAGAAAGCCAAGGCTCATGTCGGTGGAGTCCCGATGACAAGGTTTGGAAAGTGGCCTTAACTGAATACAACCTAACTTGGGTTGCCACCTTTGCTAGTATTAACAAATTTGAAATTGCGTCAAGTGTGCAAGAACTGGTAGAATTGTTGTTGGCCGCCGAAGCAGACAAATACCAAATTGAATTGTATGTTGACAACGATAGGCTACAATTACGCAATGCACCCGAGACCCTATCGGAATATATATCAACACACATTGGCGAGTTGACATTTGGAAACTTGTTAAGACTGGCTGACTATAGTGGCATATTGGGATATACATTACATGCCGATCTTGAAACAGCTCTGGCTCGTGAATATGGATACAGGTTTGTGCATCTATTGACCAATCGTGAGCTCAAGTTGGATCCTGCTACCATGTTATCAGACGATAACTTTACCAGTGTGGTTGACTATGCCATTGCCTGCGATCGGTTGCCGGTTTACATATATGAACCAGATTTAAGTTATAAATTGTTGCCACGCATTAGAACAATGTTTTCCGATGAAGAGATTGTTGAGGTCAACCACAATGCTGTATTATCTACAGTCAACAGCAAGACCAAAGTGGTGTATATAACCAAACCAGTATCAATGCCTATACCTTTGTTGATAAGTACAGCTGGTATGATATACGGTGGACAGAAAGAAATCATGATACAACAAGCCGAAAAGATTGTTTATTGTGCGTCTGAAGTGTATAATAGAAAGACTAACGGGGTAAAAAAACTTGCAGGCTAAACTCATAATTCGTGACGAAGTCAATGTCAAAATAGAAGGCTTAGAATTAGGTACCAGAAAGAAACTGGTAGACAAATTCAAGTATGAGATCCCTGGTGCCCGTTATCAGCCAAGTGTGCGCCTAGGACGATGGGATGGTAAAGTAGCGTTTGCACAGTTGGGCGGCAGTACCTATATCAACTTGTTGCCCGAGATCATCCCGTTCCTGGACAGCGAAGGTTACGACATTGAAGTTGAAGATCTACGCACCTACTCGACCAAGTTGGATTTGACTCCGATTACAGAAGATACTTTTGCCAACACACCGTGGCCCAAGGGACATCCTGCCGAGGGCAAGCCCATCATGTTGCGTGACTACCAGGTGGAAATCTTAAACCGTTTCTTAGAGAATCCGCAATGTGTGCAGGAAGTGGCCACAGGTGCAGGTAAAACCATCATGACAGCCGCACTGAGTCGTAGCGTTGAAGCCTATGGTCGATCGATTGTTATTGTACCAAACAAAAGTCTAGTTACACAAACAGAAGATGACTATAAAAACTTGGGCCTGGATGTTGGTGTTTACTTTGGCGACCGCAAGGAGTTTGGTCGAACACACACAATTTGTACTTGGCAAAGTCTAAACATCTTGCTGAAGAATACCAAGAACTACGAAGCAGAAGTTACCATTGGTGAGTTCATTGAAGGCGTTGTGTGCATCATGGTGGACGAAGTACACATGGCCAAAGCAGATGCCTTAAAGACTTTGCTTACTGGGGTGTTTAGTCATGTGCCAATTCGTTGGGGCTTGACGGGAACCATCCCCAAAGAGGACTACGAACGGGTCAGTATCTTTTGTAGTCTGGGTCCTGTTGTGGGCAAACTCAGTGCCAGCGAATTGCAAGAAGCCGGACATCTTGCCAACTGTCATGTGAACATTGTGCAGTTAGTGGACCACGTGGAGTATCGAGAATATCAATCCGAGCTCAAGTACCTAACCGAAACAGAAGGTCGTTTAGACTACATGAGCAAGTTGATCACCAGTGTAAATGAAACAGGTAATACCTTGGTCTTGGTAGACCGCATTGCCACCGGACAGATGTTGACTGAACGCCTGGGCGACAGAGCAGTATTTGTATCGGGATCAACCAAAGCAAAGAATCGAAAACAGGAGTACGATGATGTTGCGATCAGTGATGACAAGATTATTGTGGCGACTTATGGTGTGGCCGCTGTGGGTATTAATATCCCTAGGATTTTTAATCTGGTTCTTGTGGAGCCCGGAAAGAGCTTTGTTAGGGTTATACAATCAATTGGGCGAGGTATTAGGAAAGCGGAAGATAAAGACTTCGTCCAGATCTGGGATATCACCAGTACATGTAAATTTGCCAAGAGACACCTAACAAGACGCAAGGCGTTCTATAAAGAAGCCAACTATCCCTTTAGTGTAGAGAAAGCAGAATGGCAGTAAAGTCGGTTGTTGTGTACTTTCCTTGGGGTGCCGGCGGCAACTTGATTAAAAATATTATAAGTTTAGACACCGAATATGACTTCTTTGATGGGCAGGGAAATCAAGGTGACTACTCGGCTCAAGAAACCAGGTATAATTTTATGTTGTGGTATTATACTAGACCAGTTGATCAAACCACATGGGCGGATCGGGAAGCAGAGATAAAGAAAAAGCTATTTGGAAAATACTACCGTAACAATGTTATACAATATTGGGACAATACTTGCAATGCTGTTTACGAATGCACTGGAGATCAAAGTCAAATTGATCAAATATTAAAAGAAGTGCCACTGGATATTTTTGATAGATCAAAAGTCAATGCCGGAATAATAAATGAAATGTCCAGCACCTGGTATTTACTTGACTGCCGTCATGTTTTTTTAATCCCGCAAAACATGCAGTTAATTACAGATGTTTATTCTAGCAAAAATGCAACAATACCTTGGTTACACCCCAACACGCCAGGTAAGAGTAAAAATGCTCAAATGCTGTTGATTAATAAATTGTTTAATTTACGTTTATTGGACTTGATGCATACTTTAGAAAATCAACACAGGTTTGTTTATAAATATACAGCTGACGAGTTGTTTACTGACAACGGTCATCAATTGATCAAAAAAATTTTGCTAGATCTCAATATACATGTGGCAAATAACTACACAGAAACTTTACACAGAACCTGGTTACACGATACTCGCAAAATTTATCAACAGGTATACAACAAGGAACTACTTTGAAAAAATTAATAGTGTGCGGATGTAGTTATTCTGCCCCTAGTCAAGACTTGCCAGGTACTGCCTATGGAGAAGTACTGGCTCGGCGCCTGGGATGGGACGTAGAGATCCTGGCACGCCAAGGGTGTAGTAATGGTGGTATTCGAGTGCAGATAGATGAAGTACTCAGACAGCGGCCTGCGTTTGCCATCATTGCTCCTACATTTCATGACCGTATGGAAATTCCCGCCAGTGCCGCTCCGTATGTGCCCAAGCAAAACGAAAACCGAGGATGGAATCCTGAACTACAACAACACCTACAGAAGAATCACGGTATCGGTTACGATCGCTCGGCCGGCATTGACAATGTGAACTACGGTGACAATCCTTATCGTATGATTTGTGAAACTATTTTTAGCCTGGCAGAAAACTACGAGCATCCATATCGTAGCACCAAGATAGATCGAGGCACACAGGGCGCAATCAAACAGTATATAAATTTCATGTACGACAGTGAGTGGAAGCGACAACAAGATGAGTGGATCGTTCGTGATGGTATTATGCAGTTGTTCTATTCTGGCATACCCTTCTTGCTAGTGGCCAATAATTTATGGACCAGCGATACTGTACGTGAGGCATTCCCTTCGGTGATGTCCGACCGGTACTTTACATTACGTTACGAAGAAACTCCTGCTTACAGCACGAACGAATGGCCATTCGTTGGGCCAAAGGATCCCGGGTATCACGGTGACCCGCGGAGCCAAGAATATCTAGCAGACGTTTATTTTAAACTAATAACAGAAACCTGGAATATACAATGACAGACAATACAATAACCAACGATCAATCAGATTTCAATTGGTTTAAGAACAACGGCATTTACATGCCCATGATCAACGACACTGGTCGTAATGTATTTTATAAAGCCGCTATAGAGCAATCGGTCCGTGACCGAGTGGTTTGTGACATTGGTACCGGCACTGGATTGCTCAGCATACTGGCTGCCAAGGCCGGAGCCGCCAAAGTTTATGCTGTGGAAATGGATCCGGGTCGTGCCGACTATGCCCGGCGTATGTTTGCTCAACTTGGATTATCTGACAAGGTTGAGGTCATCAATGATAACTTTTTTAACACAGACATCACAGCAGATATATATGTTTCAGAAACAATTGGTAGTCAGATATTCAATGAAAATATCATTCCCTTGTCTGAACATATTAGAACCAAAGGCGGAACATTCCTTCCGGGTTCCTTTGAAGTTGTAGCACGAGTATACGAAAATCATCCTATATTTGCAGTGGTGCAAGAAAAATCAGATGCATTTGAGTTCCAGCCTGACATTGAAATAGATCCAAAATTCGAAGCACAGGTTAACCAAGACTTTCAAGCAAAGCACAGTTTACAAGACACACTATATGCTGGCAATGTTATCCATGACTTCTTTCAACAATTACGCAAGATGCCAGATATTCAATTAACACAATTATATGAATCTGCTCCACTTGTTGTTGATTTAAATAGCCAGGTCAACAAAGACAACTTGCGTATCGCGATTCCACACACGGTGATGCCGCCCAACGAACGAGATGTTTGTGTTGTACTGTTTTGGCGAGCACGATACCAAGACTTGGTCATGGAATCGGTTGATTGTATATGGGGTCATGTGAGCAAAATAATATTGCCTAGAGTTAAAAAGCCCGGCGTTGATATAGAAACCTGGTACGATCACAGTTTCAGCAACTGGAGATTCAACTTTTGAGAGCCATTGCCGCAGTAGCACATCCTGATGATTGTGTGATCTTTGCCCGTCCGTACATGGACCATCACCTTGAGTATGAGTGGCACATTGTTTATATGACTTATCGAGCACAGGATCCGAGAGCACAGGAAATGTCTCGTTACTGGACAGCTCGCGGAGTCTCTACAGAGTTTTTGGGTTTTCTGGACGACTATCAAGACCAGCAGACACAGCAGTTTAACTTTTGGTCCTGTACCGATGCCATGACCGCATTGATCAATGCCTGCAACACGGCAGACTTGATCTTGACACACCATGAGGATGGCGACTACGGACACATACATCATAAAGTGGTACATCAAGCGGTAAAGAAAATGGCTATTGATCAGGTTTACTTTGCCAGTACTTTCAACTATAATACAAGATATATTGCAAAGGACAATTTACTGTTGGATCAATTTCCTTTGCACCGTGATGTTATTGAGCAGTTCAGTGACGTTAATTGCGGACTTTACATAGAACAAAAATGAGAATATTAACACTAGACAATCAGAGTTTTGAAATGAATGAAATCCCAGACGAGGTGGAGGATTTGAGATTCTGTGTACTTGATAATAGCGACCCTAAGGAACCTGATTACTTTTATATTCCGTTGATCTTTCTTGAGAGCTTTAATAGCCCTGCCCTGGTATTAAAGATTGGCGACAGCATTATCAAGATGCCGGTGGATTGGCAAATCTTGATTGGAGAACCGGACTTGGGCGACTTAGAGGTTGTTCCGCTAACAAGTATTAATGATCGTGGCTTTAGTGTATTTTGTTTCAACCCCATTAGTAGTTTTAGGCCGGAGTTCAAAGCAGTTGAAATTGTAGATATCTATCAAGATGTCAAATGGTACTTTCCAAAACTCAAGCCCGGGCAGATGTTGGCCATACCCTTGGAAGAAAATGCAGACAAACCCTTGTGTGCTTATTTTGTCAAAGACATATCAAGGCAAAGTGAAGTGGTAAACTACAGTAAATGTTGGTAAGGAGATGCAATGGGAAAACTCAAACAAGATGCAACACTGATATACGAACGCCATGACGGCATGGTATACTCAAGAGAATTTGGCGCCGACCCTGCAACACGAGTGCTAGTTGGGTATGATTATGATCCACGCACCAGTGATGGCAGACCCCTGTGTGACCATGTGCAGGAAGACAAGATGTGGGGTGAGATTAGACGCCTGGGTCGCACCAATGCTGTACTAGGCGCTGAGCTAGACCGTGTGGTCGCAACATACCACTTGATCAAAGACAATGGATAAACTAGCAATCTCAAATGAAATGCTCGAGTTCGATCGTAAGAACCGTGCGTTTTACGATGACTTGTCAGAAGATGAAAAGAAAAAGTTTAGTCCGTTCTTGATGATTCGTTGGGGTAGCACAGTGGAAGGTGCGTCAGACTTACAGGCCTATTACTTGATCAGTGCCAATGAGCGACTTAACAAACACTTCTTTGACATCAGCACCACACAACACAAAAAGTTTCATTGGTTGTTGGCCACCACGGTGAGTCCGGGCATGGGCAAGCAGTACCACAAATGGCTTGCCGGCGCTAAAAAAGAAAACACAAACAAAGCCAGTAAGTTCCTGCGTGAACTGTATCCCACTGCCAAGGAAGATGAAATTCAATTGATGGTGGAATTAAATGATAAAGATGAATTGAAAGAATTGGCACGAGCACATGGATGGGATGACAAACGAATTAAATCAGATTTATAAATGTCGCTATTGCGAAAAAGAGTTTCGCAAGGAATCGACATTGACTGTGCATCTGTGTGAGCAAAAACGCAGATGGCAACAGGAAAAGGAAACTGGTGTGCAGTTTGGTCTTAGAGCATACTTGCGATTTTACGAATATGCACAAGGCAGTGCCAAGTTAAAAACATACCAGGATTTTGTTTCTAGTCCATACTACAATGCATTTGTGAAGTTTGGTCGCTATTGTGTTGGTATACGGTGCATTAACTTTATCAGTTTCTGCGATTGGCTACTAAAGAATAATAAGAAGTTAGATTTCTGGTGCAAAGATTCACTATATACAGAGTGGCTCCCTGAATATCTCAAACGAGAAGCGGTACAAGATGCCTTGGAGCGAGCACTAAAGGAAATGCAAGACTATGCTGATCTTAACCCCGAGCTTAAAAACGGATTTAATGACTATTTTAGGTATGGCAACAGTAATCGTATTTG